ATTACCAGTTACATAGTTCATAAACTTTCCTTTCCTTAGTTTCATATTCATAATAACATGGTAATACAGGAATGTCAAGAACTTTTTTCCATTTCAAGCATCTTTTTTTCGATGTCGTTTTGAGGTTCTTTCTCGTTTTGCATATCAACCGCAACCTTACGTGCTTCGACAAGTCGTGCAACCCTGCGTTTCACTGACTTAGGAATCGCCCCACCACCAGAGTATTTTTCACCCCACATAGCGAGTTCACCATCGATGTAGTTGACACCTTTGATTGCGGCGTTTGTTGTGCGTTGTAGTTTTCTATTCATACTATATTCCTTCTACTAATACTGATACATTTTTGCCACCGAACCCAAGACTATTCTTGAGTGCGAATTTCTTATTTGTTTCACCAACCTTTGTTGGGACATCACATACAGAATTCTTTATGTTGTGATTCTGTGGGACAACGCCAAGGTTGAGGGCTTTCAGTGTATAAATCAATTCGATAACACCACTCGCCCCCATTGTGTGTCCAATCTTAGACTTAAAACTAACTACAGGAACATCCCCCACAACCTCTCGGATTGCATTATATTCCAACTCATCACCAATCGGGGTAGATGTTCCGTGGGAATTGACAAAGGCGATTTGACTAGCATCGAAAATAGTATTTTTCATTGCTCGTTTGATACCCGAAGAATTTAAATCTGGAGCAGTAGCAGAACCAGCAGACCCATCATTACCCATACCTATACTGTGTATATAACCATAGATAGTCGCACCTCTTTTGATAGCATCTTCTTCTTTCTCTAGAATAAGACAACCACCACCCTCGCCCATAATAAACCCATCACGGTCTTGGTCGTATGGAGCAGAGTGAGTTCCAATAGCACCAATTTCATTGAACCACGCAAGTTCACTTAGTTCTGTTCCGACATCAGAACCACCCACAACAACATAATCATAATCATCAAGAATACGAACCGCATAATCAAGATTATAGAGTGATGTTGAACAGGCGGCATACATCGATGTCGTAATACCATGAAAGTCATAAATCTGTGGAATCAGTCCAACCAAGAAATCCTTGTGTGCCTGAATTATCTGTCTCGGTCTAAGTCTTTTTCCACCGTGACTACAAAACTCATAGAAGGGACAATTCGTCTCACCAGCCGCTGTCGGTGTCGAATAGACAACCGCAACATTTGAAGATTTAGGAATACCATCAAGCGCTTGTTCAACACTGTGAAGTCCCAACTTATTCACTTTATGAAGTGATGCATAAATTGAATTCTTGATACCATCAGGAACAAGAAGGTCATAGTCAGAATAGAAACATTTCAAGTGACTCAGTATAGTATCTTCATACTTATATGGCTCTGGATAATTTTCCTTATTGAGATAGTTGTCAAAACACAGGTCTGGATTATTACCCAATGTGTCAACAAGACCTATTCCCGTGATAGCTACTCTAGACATTAGTTTCTTCCATTGTGGTCATGAACATGAAGTTGAATGAGTGCATAGTGCAACACTTTCAACAGGTCTTTTCGATTGTAACCATCTTTGTTACCATATCGTTGTGCATACTTCATGATGTTACCAATACAGAAACCATCACCGTGGCCACCATCAATAATAAACTCAGTTGCTTGAAACTTGTTCTTAGAATAGTGTTCACCATAAGTCGCATTGACATATTCTGTCAATTCACTCAGATACTTATCTTCATTGTATTTGTAATCAATTTTGTATTTGCTGATGTCTGTTGGTGTTCCATCAAAACCAGCAGGGAGATTGTATTGTTTCTTAAAATATGCCATTATTTCCACCTATAAAATATATGTTCGCCAATTCTTCCAATCATATGCATACCCTTTGATGTCGCCCAGCTGGGTTCCACGTAGATTGCATGATAGTGTGTTGCACCTTCTGTTATACCACGATACTCACCATAAGTCAAGAAGTTTTTTGCAATTAGTCTAGATTCATCCCAAGACTTACCTCGCCGAGGTGTGTCGGGTAGACCATCACAGAACCAAGAGAACTGACACATATTGCGAACAGGAACTTCACGACCCTGTTTGAGATGCCATTTAGACAACACAGATTGTTCAACAACATCACAGATTGTATTAGGATACCGAGCATCAAGCATACGATTAAAGACGACATCAGACACAGACACCTTACCCGCAAGATTATCATTTCTTGCCTCATGATAAATGTTTAGTGCAAGACAATAGATATCATCTTGACTAAACTCTGCGCCCCAATCTGTTCCTTCTTGATATAAGATAGATTCTGGTTTGAGTGCCATGGCCGAAGATACGGCAATAACACTGATAGTCAATAGACTAATAAGTTTTTTCATCATTTATATAGTATATCAAACATTAACACAAAAGTCAAGCGGTTTCCATCTCATAAATCAAATCTTGGATTGCATCATACGCTTGGTTGTGTCTCTCAGTCTGATGACCATACGGAAACTTGAAAGCAAGAGTGAAACGAGGACAGTTAGTCCATGCAGCGTGCCAACAATGATGTTCTGGTTCATCTTCACGACCAAATCTATACCACCGTGCCTGCCAACCCTTTACATCATACTCAGTAACAATCTCATCTTTCTTCTTATCATAATAAGTAAAGTATCCATCACCAGACTCACTCCATGTCATGATACACTGATAACCAAATGCATTCCAGTTAGTGTGCCACCCCACAAACCCATTGGGCGGATAGTATGACGTAAGAGAGTTATTATTCGCACCAAAGATGCGAACCAGTTCATTCTTAGTCCACAACTTCAGGGGTTCAAAGATGTCTGGTCTTCTCTTTGCTCCTTGTGATACTTGAAATCCATAACCTTCTTCTGGAAATCCTATATGGTCTCTTTTCATCATCTCCCAAAGATGGTCGGGTTGGCAATACTGTTCACCCTTACCAATCGGTGCAGGGCCTAACACCTCTGATAACTCAGTCATCAGGTCACGATGTTCTAGAAACTTCTCAACAGTATCATCAAGAAGTTTCATAAACTCTTTATTGCGGAGTGTAATCTCAGTCATTCAGTACTTCGATGATATCAGGGAAGTGAACACCAATGATTTCCCAACACTTATCTGCGACTTCCATATGTTCCTTCTGTGTTCCGTTACCACGGCGAAGTTCACAATAGTGAATCCAAGAACGCAAAGAACCTGCCATATACAATGTCGATTGGGTTAGACCTTCGGGTAACAATGCTCGTGCTTGTTCCTTTGCGACACCCTTTGAGAGTGCATCTTTATAGGACATCTCAGCACGTGCTTGGACTTTCTTCTGTTCCATCTGCCACCACTCATTCAAGTTGCGGTCATCAGTCTCTACAGAGTTCTGACGGTTCTTCTCATCCTGTAGTCGTGCTTCGCGTGACTCAAATCCTGGCGCAACAGCATACCGTTGAGAGAACTCTTGGAATGAGAACGAGCGGTGACGCAAAATCTGACGTGCAATGTCACGAGTCGTTTTGATTTCAAGAGTCATATGCACCATCTCAAACGGTGACCAATGTTGCTCACGAATAAGATAACTCAAAAGACGAGGAGCGGTCTCAGTGTTGTTTTGATTTGCAGGATTGCTTACTCTTGCGGTATATGCAATCAGTTCACCTGCGGTATGACATTCGGTGATTGCGCTCGGACTACTCAGTGCGATTAGATTTACTTCACTCATTTTATAACATCTCCATTTCCTAAACGAATTTCTATTGTTGATATCATAGTCTCAATATCTGCATTCGAAAGATTGACACCATATTCTTTACGAACAAGATTAAAGACTGCCCGTGCGGCCGCAACCGAACCGTCATCCAATCCATCGTTATACCCCTCACGAAGTCCAAAATATTTTCCCACATGAAATGCGAAGAACACACATACGAAGGTAATTATCATTTCTATTGAGATATACATATCTACTCCATTTTGAAGTCTTTAAACTTCTCTATATGTTCCTGTGTGTTGGACTTATCGAACACTGGTTCGTGATTGACAACACCAGCATCATCGTCATCATCAGACAGACGCATCTTTGCTCGGTCAACCTTCAACGTGAAACGGTTGTGTTTTGTCGGGTCATTATATCGGTTCTTCAACTGTTTGACTAATATCTTACCCAGACTATTCAGTTCGTCGTTTGAGATGAGTGCGAACATGAGGTCTGCGGTCGCGGGTAATCCAAAAGATTCGGACGTATCTTCAAGCCCAACATCGTCATTAGAATAACCAGAACGAGTCGTCTGCGTTGCAGATACAATCGGAACGTTGAACTCGACGGCGAGTCCTCTAAGTTCTTCTGCAATACTTTTAATGTATGAATATGAGTTGATAGCACCGCCCATTCCTTTCATTCGACTTGACGCACAGATATTTAGATAATCAATAAAGATAAGTTCTGGCACAAAGTTCTTCTTCAGTTTCAGTTCATTTAATAACGCACGGAAGTGATTCGCGTGTGCTTGACCAGTCGGGTATTCTTTGATAATAAGTTTACCCTGTGTCTTCGCAGCAATCTGTGACACCTTATCGGTGAACATATCTTTTGATAAGTTCTCCAGTTGGTCAATCGGGACATTCAGTAAGTTCGCATCAATACGTTCTGCGATGCGTTCCTCTGCCATCTCCATAGTGATGTAGAGAACATTACGACCCTGCGACAACCCAGAAGCAGCACAATGACACATGAACAGAGACTTACCTACACCCGTGCCTGCAAGGGCGATGTTCAGTGTCTTGTTAGGTAATCCACCCTTAGTAATCTGGTTGAAGTATTCAAGGTCAAACGGAATGCGTTCTTCTTGTTCATGATAGAAGTCATAACGACCATCCACATTCTCCAGATAATCATGACCGATGTTTGTATCAAAGGTCACACCCAGAGCCTTACTCAACACATCAGGGATTGCGTTCTTCTGTAGAGTCGCATGTTTACCATCAATGATAGAGATAGACTCCATCACTGCGTTGAACACGGCACGGTCTTGACACCACTTCTCGGTGCGTTCAACCAACCATTCGAGGTTCTCTGGTTCAGGAGTGAAGAGGTCAGGAAGAAGGTCAATAGAGGAACGATAGTCATCCTCACTCAAACGATTGTTCTGGTCTATCTCAATCTTGAATGCTTCGAGTGTAGGCAGTTTGTTGTAGTCTGCGACGAACTTTGTGACTTCTTTGAAAAGACCCTTGTATACACCTTGGAAATAATCTGGCGAAAGAAACGCACCGACTTTCCGCATATACTCATCATTAGTTAACAGATTCCTCAGTATCGTCTGTTCCAGATTGATGTTCATCGTATATCTCCTTCATGTCGTCAAGTGTTTCTTCACTGGCGAGAATCTCCCCCGTCTTATTATCACGAGCCATAAGTGTCCCGTCAGTGATTGCCTTCTCTAGTATTGAGTTTAGTATTCTACCACAATACTCCTGCAATGTCAAGTCTTCTGTTGTCAGGTCGGGGTCAGGTGATGAGACAATGGCGAAGTTGAATGACAGATAACCTTCATCGTCATCCAAATCTTCACCAGTATACTCAATCGCACCGAAGGAGATTACCGTCTCAGGAAACTCTTCATTGATACGAATATGCCATCCGTGTTCATCATTCTCTGCGGGAATAATGTCATAATGGACATTCTCACTCAACATACTTACAATATCATTGGGCATCTACAATCTCATCCATATCTACTTTTTGGGCGAGTCCGATTGAGTATTGGGATTTGATGAACTCTGCGAAGTCGGTGTTCTCGAAGACGGGAGTCCAAAATTCCTTTGTGAGTGTTTCTGCGAGGCGAACTTTCCGTTCATCACCAGCAACACTATACCAACCATTGGAAGGCTTAACAACATACCCACCAGCAAGAGCAACATCCAAGAGACCACTAAAACGTTGGACACCACCTTCCCAAGATACTGAAATAGGGATTTTACTTTTCTCTTTAACATAACGAGATTTCTCTACATTGATTACAAAATGATAACCTTTGATTTCTGTGCCTTGTTTGTCTTGTTGACGACCCAGAATCCAGATGTTATCGGCACTATAATAGATACCAGTCCCACCACCAACGATGTCTTTAGGGAAGAGACCAATCTCTTTATATGTGTGGTTGACGGCAAGCATAGGAATGTTCTTCATGGTCAGGTAGGGAGTTACCATACGGAACAAACCTTTCAATGCTTTAGCACGAGACATATCTGCAACCGACTTTTCATTGATTGCATCTTCGAGTTCTTTCTTAGATGCAAGGTTACCAATAGAGTCGATGACAACGATGACATTATCTTCTCGTGTCAGTTCCTCAAGTTGACCAATCAAATCAAACTTGAGTTCCTCTACATTCGCAATCGGCGTATGCAGAACTCGGCTGGTGTCAATCCCGAACTGCTCGAAGTAAGACTGGGGTGAACCAAACTCACTATCATAGAAAAGCAGAACTGCATCTTTCTTCTCTCTTAGATATGCACCCGCCATCAGCAGGGCAAAAGAGGTCTTAAAGTGCTTACTTGGGCCTGCGAGGACTGTAAGTCCTGGCGTGACACCACCGTCAATACTTCCAGACAGAGCGACATTCACCATCGGAACATCGGTCTGCACCATATCTTTCTCTGTGAAGAACTTACTCTCCGACAGAACCTCTGTCGTCTTGATTTTGCTGTTCTTCTTCAGTTTGTCCATAATCGACATTGTTTGACTCCTCACGTTCATCTAGGTCATATTGTTTACGATATTCATTGTTAATAGTAACACATTTCTCAAGTAATGTCAAGTCTTTATCAAACAATGTAAATGCTTTTGTGTCTTTGGGAAAACATGCCCCACCGAATCCACGTTTACCATCATAGCCAGGCACACGAGTATGACCAAGACCGATACGAGGGTCTTTACCAATCGCATTAACAATCGTAGGATAGTTACCACCGAACTTAGCAATCGCATCATAGAGTTGATTGAAGAAAGTCACTTTGGTTGCGAGGAATGAGTTTACACCATACTTAACAAACGCAGCTTCTGCGGCAGCAGTAAAGATATACTCATCAGCAGTGCAGAGACTATACACGGTATAGAGTTCCGCAAGACCACGACACGCATCTGGGTGTCCACCAATAATGTGATACTTCGCATTCACAAACTGTTCTTTTGCGTTTGACTCAGTAAGAAACTCAGGGTTGACCGTCAATCTTTTCACATCATCTTCAAACACCGACGAGAAGATACGGTCAACAATATCTGGAGTGATTGTTGATTTGATAACAACCCCACCTTCAGTATGTTCCAGTAGTTTCAATGCGGCATCTTCAACGATTGATGCGTCTACGAAACCGCTTTCTGCCATTGGTGTTGGCGCACAGATAAACGACACATGTGGTTGCCATTCTAACAGGTCATCAATAGTCGTATCATATTTTGGGTCAACATAAAACTTTTCGATATGTTCATGTGTGAATGCGTAATCTACAGCGCCTCCAACAAAACCATGACCGACAATACCGATTCTTAGTTTCTCATATCCTTGTGGTTGATGTTCAATAGTTTCACTCATTTAGTTTACTCCATAGTAGTCTTTATACCAACGAACAAATGCTTCCACACCTTGTTCGATATTCACTTTGGGTTTGTAACCCAGTTCTCGGAGTTTTCCAGTGTTACTCCAAGTTTCCAGCGTATCTGCTGGATGACGGGGAGCAAGTTCAATGTCTGCTTCCCTACCTAACTCTTTACTTATACACTCAATAAAGTGCATCAGTTCTACTTGTTTACCACGACCAATATTATAGATTTCATTGGACGGAACATCCTCAAACAAAATCGTTTTGATGCCATTGACGATATCTCCGACATAGGTAAAGTCTCTTTTCATATCACCATAGTTGAATGCCTGAATCGGTTTACCCTTTACGATGTTATCGGTGAACTGAAAGAGTGCCATATCTGGTCTACCCCACGGCCCGTAGACAGTGAAGAACCGAAGACCCACATTGTTCAGACCAGAGATTTTGAACTGACATTCGTTTACATACTTAGTGTATGCATATGCGTTCAACTGATGTCCTGTCACTTGGTCTTCTACCCAACCAGTCTTAGGAATGGGTGTTCCACCATAGACCGAACTGGTTGATGCATACACAACCTTTTGAACCTCATACATCTTACAGATTTCAATGAGATTTTGAGTCGCATCAATATTGTCTTGGTGATAGATGCGTTCTTTACCGAATGAGTCACGCACATTCGCACGAGCAGCAAGATGAATAACAATATTCGGTTTGATTGTTTGGAATGCATTGTCAAGGTCATCAAAGTCCTTGAGGTCACACTCATAGACTTCATGTCCAAAGTATTCTACCCGTTGTTTCTTCAACACAGGGTCATAGAATGTGTTGTAGTTATCAAGACCGACAACATCAAACCCATCCTCTAATAGTGAATCGGCAAGGTGACTCGCAATGAATCCCGCCCCACCTGTTATTAGTATTCTCATTATCCGTTCCTATAAATGTATTCTAATGCTCGGTCTGCTTCTTTATCTAGTGGTCGGTTTTCATACCAGTTACCAGTCTCACGGTCTAACTCAGAACATAACTGCGATATCTGACTTGCACTGATTGGATAACCCTTGGATACTGCGTTACCAGCGACAGCAATCATAATCTGATACATCTTGTGATACCACCCAGTCCCAGTGATAGAACGATATTCCTGTTCTAGTTTTCTAGGAAAGAACGGGCAGTCACGATATGATGTCCAAGTGATATCGGTATTATCTAGGGAGTTTTTACGATGCTCCATTACTGCCTTCTGTAACTCAGGTGGTAGTCTGTCCATAAAGGTCTTACCCTGTGTCTCAACATAAGAGTGTTTATTCATCAACATATCAGGGTCAATCTTCACACCCTCATTGGTAAAGATGAAACTCTCGGCATCAGGATACTGTGCAGGGACATAATACATACGTGACAAGTCTTTGGTCTGTTCGTCACCCAACTCACCAAACTGTTTATTCATTGCGAACCAAAAGTGTGGTAAGTCCTTCGCATAGACATTACGAGTTAGAGGAAAAACCAGACGAAATTTCAGTTGTTCAGGACGTGACGAGGCAGTGGAGTAACACACATAGTGATACCCACCAAACATCCTGTATAGATTTGATTTGAGTTGTTCTATAGAAGTAGTAGGATAATCATCAACATCCAGACAAGCCCAACTCCAATAATCAACATTTTTATTAGACCTTGTAGTGTCGGAAAAATAACGAGCAGGACTAATAAGAGGAGAAGAATTGTTTCCACCTTTTTCACCTTTCTGTTGTGACAGAGAATACAACAAGTCCTCAAACGCAGACCAAGAGTCAAACTCTTGAACACGATGAGTCTTGTTGTCAAACGTATTCTTAAATATTGTCAGTGAATATTTCATTATGTTATAATACCACACTCAAGGGGATTTGTCAAGTAAGGAATATCAAATTATTAGGTTTCCAACTCTCATAAAGTGAGAATAAATCTTCTCTGGTTCTAACCTCACCTCTGTCC